CGGTGACGACCGCTTCCAAGCGACGGTCCTCGTCGGCTTGATCCGCTTGACGAAGGCGCAACAGAGAAAAACCGGGCTCACGCAAGACGCTTATTACGGCAAGTTTGTCGAGTTTGGCACGCGCTTCCAGCGAGCCGAGCCGTTCTTGCGTCCTGCGTTCGACTCGCAAAAAGAGAACTTTATCGACGCATTTGGCGAAGAACTTTGGACGCTGATCACCACCGCGCTTGAGACGAAGTCGGCGCCATCGGAGGGCGCATGAGCATCCAAGCCGCGATCGTCACGATCATGAAAAACTTCGCTCCGCTTAACAACATAGTTCAGGGGCGCATATTCCCGCATCCAGCGGACGAGAACGTTAGCTATCCGTTTGTGTCCTATCAGCGGATCTCAGCAAACGAAGATCACGGGCTCGGTGGCTCGCACGGTGTGATCCGCGCGCGCTTCCAAATAACCGCTTGGTCGGACAACTTCGACGAAGCATTGAAGGTTGAGCAACAAGTCCGCATGGCGCTTGTCGCTTTTTCCGGCACCGTGACTACGCCTTCCGGCTACGTCGAGACGATACAAGAAATTTTTTCTTGGGGGAACCAGGAGCTTTACGACGCTAAGGCGCGCGTTTTCTACCTACCCCTAGACCTAGAAATAGCCTACGAAGCGCCAATACCTAACCAAACCTAAGAGGGAAAACAAATGTCCAGAACAGTACTCACCGCAATGGCTTCCGCCAACCTCAACAACGTCTCGGGCATCGCCGCGACATCGCTCGACATGACACCGCTGTACACCGCAGCCGATACCACAGACTTGAACGCAGTACGCCACACCGGGCGGATCGCGTTGTTTGCGAAGAATACCGACAGCTCGTCGCATAGCGTCACCGTTTCTTCTGTCAAAGACAGCAAAGGCAGAACGGGCGATCTGGTTTATTCCATTGCTGGGACGACCGAGTCTTGCCTCGGCGTCTACCCATACGACGGTTGGGTCCAGGCAGACGGCAACCTCTATTTTAGTTGCACCTCGGCGCTCGTGTCGTTCCTCGCGATCGCTCTCCCATAAGGGCACCGTCCTTGGTGCCATAGCTTTTACTGATAGGAGTAAACCAAATGTCCTCAACATCAACAGCCAAGAAGGGCTTTCAATCGTTCCTTTGGTACGAAGATCCGAGCAACCCCGGCATTCCTTTTACGAGCCCGACTCAACCCGGTAGCTTTATCAAGCTAGTCAACTTGACCGACCTCGCGCCGTCGGGCATCAAAAACGACTTGCAAGACGTAACACAGATGGATAGTCCTGGCGGCATGAAAGAATTTCTTGCCACCATCGGCGATGCCGGTAGCGTCGTCGGCACGTTCTCGTGGGACCCGACAAACCCTGGACACCAACAGCTTTTCACCGACGCACACTTGCGCACGGCGAGAAACTATTTAGTGTCTTGGTCCAACGCGCTCTCGACATGGGGATTCAATGGAACAGTCGAGCAATTCACGCCGAGCGCTAAGGTTGGATCACCGCTCGACACCAAGGTAACGATCAAGATCAACGGCGACTTCACAACGTTGTCGTAATCGCAAAAAAGAAAACAACAGGAGGATTCTTTTTTATGGCACTTACAGGAGCACAAATACTGAGCCGCGCGGTCAAGACCGTGGACATCGAAGTCCCGGATCTCGGCACGGTCAAGATCAGAGAACTCGGCATCGCGCACGTCCGAGAGTTTACGGCCATGACAGTCAAAGCCGCAGCGGACCAAGAAGGAACAAAGTCGGAGCTTGTACCGGACGGCGACGGCTCTAGCTCACTCGACATTTTCGTCGCGCTTGTCCAAATGGGAGTAGTTGACGACGCCGGCGTCGCTCAATTCACCGAAGCCGATCGACCAAAAATTGGCGAGACGCTTCGGCAAGATCAGGTCATTTTCATCGGCAACGAGATCCTCAAACTGAGCAAGTTGAGCAAGACCGAGGACGCGAAGGAAGTAATCGAGGAAGTCGCAAAAAACTCCGAGAGCAATCAGATTTCCGCTTCCGCTTCCGCTTAGCGCTTGCGCTTGGTCGCTTCCTCTGGGAGGTCGACGCGATGCCATATTCAGAGTTTATCGAATGGCAGATGTATTACGCGATCGAGCCTTTCGGAGCCAAGGGCGATCAATACAGAACAGGGACTTTGATTGCGGCCACCGTTGGCAAAGAGGACACAAATTGGCGCACGTTCTTCCCTGACCATTTCGGAGACGACCCGGTTGTCGAACAAGACACAGATCCTGATGGCGAGAAGCAACGAGCAATGATGAAACTAATGTGCTCCGTATATGGTGGCACATGGAAAGAAGGAGGAGACGATATTGGCAGTAGTAGGGCAACTCCTAGTTGAGCTTCTAGCCAACACTGGACAATTCATCTCAGACATGGGCTCGGCGGCTGAGTCTATCGTCCAACTAGGCGAAGTGGCGGCGGAAGTCGGCGCCACCGTCAAAGAGGCGATGGACGGCATACAAGAGTCGATCGAGGGCGTCAAGGGTGGCTTCGAAGCGCTGATCGCGGCGTTTGCCGTTGAGAAGATCATCGAGGCGACCGGCGAAGCTCAGCAAGCAATGGGACAACTATCCGCCGTTATCCGCTCCACTGGCGGCGCGGCGGGAGTCTCCGTCCAACAGGTCCAGGAGCTTTCCGAGTCGCTCGCTAAGCTCTCCGGTAAAGATACCGCCGTCGTGACAAGCATGGAAGCAATGCTCTTGTCCTTCCGAGGGATGAGCGCGACTATCTTGCCACAAGCATCGCAAGCGGTAATGGATCTCTCGGCTCGCTTCGGCATGGATCTTACGTCCGCGGCCCGCCTTGTAGGTCGCGCTATGGCTGATCCGGTCAAAGGCATGACGGCGTTGTCGCGAGCGATCGGACAGCTCGATCCAGCTCAGAAGAACGCGATCACCAACTTCATGAAACAGGGCGACGTTATGGACGCCCAGAAAGTCATCCTCGACGCGATCAAGGAAAAGACGGACGGCGCCGCCGCAGCCAACCGTGACAACTTAAAAGGTGCACTCGACGCGGTCGGCGTCTCGGTCAAGGAGCTGATGGTCGCGATCGGCATGGGCGATAACGGCGGTCTACGCATGGCGCTTGAAGTTGCAGCCGACGTTACTAACAAGTTGACGCAAAGCCTAAATAACCTAAACGGTCCTGTTAACAAGTCAAACGAAAGCTTCAAGATCTTCTCCTTGGTTGTCGGCGAGGCCATGAACGCAGCGGGTAAGGCCGTCGAATGGTTTGTTAATTCAAATGCGACATGGTTATCTCACCTCGCCGAAACATGGCACGCCTTTGATCAATTCTTGCTGACAATTTGGACGGGTGACACCGCAAAGTCAGCCGAGAAGTGGAACGCCGTTTTAGCAGCGGCAGCGAACAGGTCGGAGGTCGATTTCTTCGCGCCAATGAAAAAAGAGATCGCGGAAGTCAATGCCGACATGGCGGACCTAGCAGAAAAGGCGGCGAAGAACAAAGGCATCAACGGACTACCGCCAGGAGCCGATACAAGCAACGAAGCCGCCAACGCCAAAGCCGCAGCCAAAGCGGCTCGCGACGCAGCCAAAGCCGCAGCGGAACAAGCGCGCGAGCAAAAGAAGATCGAGGACTCGCTCGATCACCAAAGCAAGCAAACGATCTCGATTATGGAGAGCTTGAAAAACCAACTCCAAGTCGAGCAAGCCAAGGTCGAGGGCATTGACTCCGAGACAGCATCTCAGCAAAGACAGTTGCAAACTTTGCAATCACTCGGCGCGATCGGGAAGGCGCAAGTTAAGAACGCGCAAGACTACATCACCGCGATCAACGACGCGAAGAAAGAGCAGCAAGACCAGAAGAAAGTAATCGACGAGATCTTCAAATCGACAAGCAACGTTTTCACAAAGCAGCAACAAATTTCGATGGCGTACTTGACCGGGACGATCAACGTCAAGCAATACGCCGACGCCGAGACAAGGCTCTCGGAGCTTCAAGACAAGGCAGCCGAGAAGGCAATCAAGGCAGCCCAGCAAGAGGACAAGATCGGGCAGAACATTATCGACAATTTGACCGATCAGCTCAAAGTGATCCAAGACAAAGTCGCAGGACAGAAGCAGCTAACGCCGCTCCTCCAACTTGAGG